GGTTAAATCTCCATGAAAATATTTAACATTATCATATAATATTCTAGGTGTAGTTTTATGTATAGATACAGATACGTTTTCGTATCCACTGCTAATTAATTTATTGGTTAAATTTTGACCAACTAATCCTGAAGCACCTGTAATTAAAATTTTTAATTCTTTATTCATGTTTATATTTATTTTTTATTTTGTTGCTCACTATAATATTTATATGTATTTTCTAATGCCTTATAAAATGTTGTATGAGGTAAAAGATTAAATTCTTTTTGTTTTTTAATATTCATTTGTCTTCTCATGTCACCATTTGGTTTTGTTGTATCCCATTCTACTTCTACATTTTTTTTACTTATATCTATTAAGTTGTGTATCATACTGTTAATTGTTATTTCTTCTCCTGAGCCAAAATTTATTGTGACATTTAATCTTTTTTTAAATAAATCTATGATAGCATTAGCAACATCTTCTCCATATACAAAATCTCTAATTGGTGTGCCATCTCCCCAAGCTGTAAGTTTACCATCTGATTCATATATTTTCTTAACCATAGTTGATATTACTGTACCATTACCAGAAAAATCATCATATTCACCAAATATATTAGCAGGTCTAATTATAGACCATTTATCATAATTGTATTGTTGTTTATATGCTGTTAACAGTAATTCTCCAAATCTTTTGGACCAGGATGGAAACCAATCAGCTTGTGATGGAAATAATTTCCAGAGATCATCTTCTATAAAGTTTTCTGATGGACCATATACACCAACAGAGCTAACAAAAATTAGCCATGTGTCATTTAAATAACACTGATTAATTATTTCTGTATTAATTTTAATTGATGGATATAAAAAATCTACTGGCTGATTTTTTGCTTTTAATGGAGAACCCTTAACTCCAAAACAGTTGAATACAGCATCAAATTTATAATTTTTAAATAGGTATTTTATATTATCTTCTATTAATAAATCTAGTTTTTCAAATATATAATTTTCGTTATATATTTCTTCCTTAGGCTCCATTTTATCTACTGCTATTACTTTCCAGTTTTTATTTAGACAGTTTTTAGTTAAATAAGAACCGACTAGACCACTAGAACCTGTTATTAATATTGTTTTCATATTTTGAATATAGTTTTTTTATTATATAATAAAAAATATTAAAAGTTATCTCTTTTCAATGTTTAAGCCTGACAAATCTATTAGAAAGTTTAGATCTGAATTATCTTTACTTTTTTCAATTATTTTTCTATTATTTTCCATAAATCTACTTTTATTATTAGCATAAAATTTTATAAAAAAATCTTTATTTTCATTTATTCTTTTAATTTCATTAGCGAATTTGAAGAGTCTTTCTCTGTGATTTAATTCTTTATCATAATCATGATTAATTACATCATCAAAAAAATCAAAATCATATTTTTTCTTAATTTCTTGTATATGATTAGGAGAAGCTAAAATAAGTGGAAATTGTAAAGCATAAAAGGCTTTAAATGATTTCTCTGAAATATGTATAAGATTTGAATTAAACTCTGTTTCTGTTGTTATATTAAAATAAGAATTTTCAAATGTTCTTTTATCATATGTTTTATTCCATTCTATATCACTATTAGTATCTCTATTATCAAACCAATTATATTCGGTTTCGTATTTACTCTTTTTTTGATCAATATTATTAAAATAAAAAATTTCAGGTAATAAGGAATCCATATCTTCTTCATTAAATACATTTGAATAGAAACCTCTATATGGCTTATTTTTCATTTCCCAGCCATTAACTAAAGACCAATCAACATCATTAAGAATATTATATTTTTTTAATAAGACAAGTAGACCATATCTATGAGGTCTTACTTTTCTATTTTGACACATAAAAAATTTACCTTCTTTTTCAATTTTGAAATCAATTTGACCGATACAACTTATTATAGGCGCAGCTATACTATTAGCTAATTTAACTGTTGAATGAGTATTTATATTACTATTTAATGATTTTTTAAATTCTTCTAATTTAGAATTATTATTAGATATCCATAATTGATTTTGATCTAATTCCATTGATTTTGTCCAATTATGTATTGTTATAAATGTTTCTTCTGTTTCAGATTCCTGCTCATTCATTATAACAATTATTAGATTTTTAAATTTTTTCCAATAATCTATGACTTCTTGAGGCATAGGTAATTGATTAGTATCAATTTTTTCTTTTATTTGTCCAGGAAGTAATGTGATAAAATAGAAGAATTTTTTGTCTGGATATTTTTCTACATCACTTAATTTAAATCTTTTAATATATTGTTCAGGAAATGTAAGAGAGTTTACCACACTATCAATAGGCATAAAATAACAATTTGTATATAATTTTTTACAATTTGGTTCATTTGGATAGTTTTTCTCATCATTGAAATTATCATAAACCAAATTGAAAAAATCATTGATTTTTTGCTGTTCTATAAGATTTTCTGTTTTTATTTGTTTTTGTAATTGTTCTTGTGACTGTGGTTGTTCTTGTGATTGTGATAATTGATGTATATATTCTATCTCAATGTCTTGAGTAATCAAATTATTAAAAAAAGTAATATCATAATCAAGATTTATCTTTTTTATTTTATTAAGGTTCTCTTCAAATCTTTTTTGATTATTTTTATAGAAATTAATAAAAAAATCTTTATTTTCCTGAATTCTTTTAACTTCCTCTACAAATTTAAATAATCTATCTCTAGAATTACTGATATTATCATAACTGTGGTTAATTATATCATCAAAGAAATCGAAATCATATATTTCTTTAAGAGTTCTGATATGATGCTTTGATGCTAATATTAATGGAAATTGAAATCCACAAAATGGCTTAAAAGATTTTTCAGTTATATGAATATCTTCAGAATTAAATTTCGTTTCAGTAGTTATATTAAAATAAGAATTTTCATATGATTTTTGTATAAAAGGTATATTTTGATTTTTATCGTTAAATCCGGTGAAGTCTAATTCATATTTACTTTGTTGTCTATTTATATTTGAAAAGAAAATCATTTCATTTCGAAAAATATTCATATCAAGATTTGTAAATATTTCTGAATAATAATCATCTATTTTATAACTTTCTTTGAAACACACACCATCTACTAAAGACCAATCTGTATCATATAATAAATTATATTTTTTCATTAATACTAAGAGTGCATATCTATGCACTCTTAATGATTTGTTATGACATAAAAATAAATTTTCTTTTTCTTTTATGAAGTTTACACTAAAATTTGATAGAGCGTATCCAGATGCCCTTGATGTGTGAGTATTTATTTTGCTATTTAAGTTTTTTTTAAATTCACTTAAATTACTATTATTATTGATTATCCAAAATTGATTAGGATCTAAATTTCTAGATTCAAGTATTTTATCTAAAAAAATGAAACATTCTTTAGACTCAGACTCACATTGATTTATGAAAATTATTTTTAGATTTTTATTACTTTTTAATAATTCAATTACCTCATTTGTTAGTGGTAATTCATTTTTTGAAAAAAATGAATTAGTATAAGAATGTCTAAACCATTGTAGATAATAAAAATTCTCATTTGGATATTTTATTATATCTTCAATTCTAAAATTTTTATAATTATTAAAATCAAAATCTTCAAGTACTTTGTAGCTTACCCTCCAAGATGATGGTTCGTGTGTATAAAAATATTTTTGACCGTTAGGATTTGGATTTTCGTTATTTATTTCCCAATCATCATATACTAAATTTAAATACATACTCATATACAAATTTTAGTTTTTATTTATATATAGCTGCTTATATGTCCAAATGAATTAAACTGTCAAAAAAATTGTAATCATAATCAAGATTAAGTTTTGATATTTTATTGAAATTCTCTTCAAATCTTTTTTTATTATTTTTATAGAAATTGATAAAAAAATCTTTATTTTCCTGAATTTTTTTTACTTCTTCAACAAATTTAAATAATCTATCTCTGTTGTTTTTGATATTATCGTAATCATGATTAATTATATCGTCAAAGAAATCAAAATCATATATTTCTTTGACTTTTTTGATATGATGTTTTGATGCTAGTATTAAGGGAAATTGATAAGCCCAAAATGGAATGAATGTTTTTTCTGTTATATGAATATCTTCAGAATTAAAATATGTTTCTGTGGCAATATTAAAATATGAATTTTCAAAAGTTTTTGGTAAATATGTTGACCTCCATGGTATATTTAGATCATCGTCAAACCAAGTAGTATCTTCTTCATATTTACTCTTCTTTTTATCAATTTTAGTAAAAAAAGACATTTCAGATTGAAGTTGTCTCATATCATAATCTGTTAGTAATTTTGAATAGAGATCATTAATTTTGGTTGAATTCTTTAATCTTTGAGCATCTAGAAATGACCAGTCAGTATCATCTAAAATATTATATTTTTTTAATAAAGTTAATAGAGTATATCTTTGTATTCTTGCTGAACGATTATGATTTAAAAATATATTTTCTTTTTTCGTTATAAAATCGATTTTTTTTCTTTCTGTCATCTCAAATCCTAATGCCTGGGTAGTATGTGTATTTATTTTGCTATTTAAGTTTTTTTTAAATTCACTTAAATTACTATTATTATTGATTATCCAAAATTGATTAGGATCTAAATTTCTAGATTCAAGTATTTTATCTAAAAATATAAGACATTCTTTAGGTTCTATTTCACAATGATTCATGAATATTATTTTTAGATTTTTATTACTTTTTAATAATTCAATTACCTCATTTGTTAGTGGTAATTCATTTTTTTCAAAGAACGAATAAGTAAATGAATGTCTAAACCATTGCATATAATAGAAATTTTCATCTGGATATTTTATTATATCTTCAATTTTATAATTTTTATAATTATTATAGAAAAAAGATCGAATCGTACTATCACTATTTACCCAAGATGATGGTTCGTGAATATAAAAATTTTTTTGACCGTTAGGATTTGGATTTTCGTTATTTATCTCCCAATCGTCATATACTAAATTTAAATACTTATTCATAGTTTTGTTTTAATTTAAAATGATAAATCTCACCTCCACCACAAAAATGTATAGTTGGATATCTATGAATTAATTCAAATCCATTTTTGGTAGCAGCTGACATTAGTTTGTCAGTACGATTATTATTTACAATTAATAGAATGTCAGCATCTTCTGTTATCTTACTGGTTATGTTATCAAAAAATTCTATATGAATTTTACAATTATCATCAACTCCCATTCTCACGTCAATATTCCATTTTAGTATCTCATTTGTAGATGTTTTATTTTCATATTCTAACCTAGATTTTGTATATTCTTCTAGATTAAAATTACATGGTCCATTTCCGACGACTAAATCAAATAAATGTTCAACTGGTAATGACTTTACATTATCACTTATATATCCAAACACTTTATCTGAAACATTGTTATTTTTTGCATTATATAAGCAGTTTTCAATTGCTAAAGGAAGTATATCACTAAAATGTATATTTTCGCATATATTGTTTCCTAACATATCAAAACCAATAATACCAAATCCAGAACACCACTCATATGCGTGCTTATATTTCTTTTTTAAATCTTTTTGTAATATATCTATGAAATCAAATCTTGCAGAAGAACCTCCACCATCCAATTGTGACGGATAAATTAAATGTATTCCAGAATCTAAAGTTATTTCTATATCTGGTTCTTTATTAATGAATTGTTGATTTTTTAGTTTGATTGCTGTGCTTGACTCAATTGTAGTTGGCTCAATTGTAGTGGTTGGTTGAATTATTGTTTTTTCAATTTGCCAATTTATTAAACTATCAAAAAAATCATGATCATAATTAAGATTCATATTTTTCATTTTATTGAAATTTTCTTCAAATCTTTTTTGATTATTATTATAGAAAGTAATAAAAAAATCTTTATTTTCCTGAATTCTTTTTACTTCTTCAACAAATTTAAATAATCTATCTCTATGATTACTAATATTATCATAATCATGATTAATTACGTCATCAAAAAAGTCAAAATCATATATTTCTTTAAATTTTTTGATATGATGTTTGGATGCTAATATTAATGGAAATTGATAAGCACAGAATGGTTTAAATGACTTTTCTGTTATATGAATCTCTGGTGAATCGAAGAATGTTTCTGTGACAATATTAAAATATGAATTTTCAAAAGTTTTTTTATTGTAGATTTCGCCCCATTTTATATTATTTTCATCATCAAACCAATCATATTCAGTTTCATATTTACTTTTTTGTCTTTTTATTTGATTAAAATAATTTATTTCTGTTTGTAATAAATTTATATCATAATCTGTAAAAACTTCAAAGTATCGAACATTATCTGAATGATTAATCATAGACCAATCTGTATAATCAATTATATTATATTTTTTTAGTAAACATAAAACGCCATATCTGTGTGATTTTGGTGATCTATTATGACATAAGAAAATATTCTCTTTTTTTGTTATAAAGTCTAAATCTATCATATGCTGTTTTAATGCGTATCCTGTTGCCCTAGTTATATGAATATTAATTTCACTATTTAATTCATTTTTATGATCTAACATTTTACTACTATTACTAATGAGCCAAAATTGTTTAGGATCTATATCATAAATTTTAAGAATTTTCTCTAATTGAATTAAGCTATTTTTATTTTCTGCTTCTTGCTCATTTATAAAGATTACTCTTAAATTTTTATTGTTTTTTATTAATTTAATTACATAATCACTAATAGGTAATATGTTATTATCGATGGACAACCATCTTATTTCCCTATTCCACATTATATAATAAAAATTTTTATCTGGATTTTTTTCAACTTCTTCAATTCTATAATTTTTATAATTATTATAGTTGAATGTTCTCATTACATGATCACCGACTGCCCAGGAATTTTCTTTTGTAAAAAAATATTTTTCACCATTTGGATTTGGCTCATTTTTGTCTAGTTTCCAGTCATCATAAACAAAATTTAAAAAGTCACCCATTTTCCTGTTCCGTAATGCGGCCATTTATTTTTATAATCATACCAAATAACATCACTTGGTATATCTCTTTTAATTCCACCCCAAGTTTCAATTGTTGGTGTATTTGTTGATACTCCATTATCTTCTACTACAAATCGAATTGGTAAGTTAAAATTGATAGCATATTTATGCATTTCATAAAAATTACCAGTTTCAAATGCCATATCTCCAATAAAACACCATACTATATCATCATTTTTTTCTCTTTTATTTGACAATGCCACTCCAACAGCGATAGCAATTGAAGAACTAACAATTGCAGTTGAATAAAATTTTTTTTCTTTATTTACAATAGTTATGGAATGACCTTTTAGAATTTCATTTTCTAGCCAGTCAGGAGAAATACCTTTAATTAAAGCGTGATAGTGTGATCTCCAAGTTGAAAAAACCCAATCACTGTGTTTTATTCTTTTACTTATTTCTATTAATTCATCTTCATTTCCGTTACTTAAATGTATTGGACCTTTAATCTTTCCTGTCTCCCAATAGCTAACCATTTTATTCTCAAAAGTAATTAATTCATCTTTTGTATAATTTGCTTCTTTTACTATAGGGTATTGTTCTAAATTTTTAATCATATTATATATCTCTTTTTTGTAATATTGGATTGGTAGTCGGCCACTCCATATTAAATCTAGAATCATTCCATTTTATAACTCCTTGTGCATCAGTATCTACATATTCATCTTTATAAAATAGATTGTAATGAAATATACAATCTGTTAATGCATAGTGACCGTTTGCAAATCCTGGTGGAACTAAAACTTGATTTCTATCTCTTTCTGATAGAATGAAAGATTCCCAGATTCCATAGGTTGGTGAACTATTTCTAACATCTAATACTACTAAATATATTTCACCAACAACTGCTTGTACTAACTTCCATGTTTTATCATCATAATGTAATCCTCTTAATACTCCTTTATATGATCTGGAAAATCTTCCGTGAATGCTAATCTCACTTTTATCATAATGTATTTGCTTCATTACAGGGTGCTCTTCTGAATGAAAGGTCGTAAATATTTCACCTCTAAATTCCCTAAATATAGATGGTATGTATGTTATAACATTGTAGCCAAAATTTTTAGATGGTTTTTCTTGAAAATCGTTCCATTTGTTCATAACTTTTATGTTGGATTTGTGTAGCCAAGAGGAAACCCATTTCTAAACTCAGATGACATCTTTGGAATTATGATCCTATAGGTTTTCATTAATTCTAAAATACCATCATCTAAATTATACTTTGGTTTCCAGCCTGTTGCCTCTATTTTTTTATTAGAGACAATATAATTTCTTTTGTCAGGATCTTTGTAAAATGTTGAATAATTTATAGCAAAATCTGGAATATATTTTTTTATAATATCTAATAATTCATCTTTTGATAGGTTAGCATCACTTAAGCCAACATTATATGAATTGTTTTTCATTATATTATAATTTTCTAACGAATATGCAAATACACTACCAACATCTTGAATATGTATAAAATTTCTTTTGAAATCTTTTTCAAATACTACAATATATTTATCTGTCATAGCTTTATAGACAAATTCATTAACCAATAAATCTGTTCTCATTCTTAATGATGTTCCAAAGACTGTTGCTAGTCTAAAGCAAATAGCAGAAGTATTTTCTCTTAACACATTCTCAGCGGCAACTTTAGTTTCGCCATAAACCGAGATTGGAGTTAAAGGAGATTCTTCTGTGCATTCAGTATTTTCTTCACCTACACCATAGCCACTGTTTGTGTTTGGAAAAAGTATCAATTGATTTTTACTAATAGATTGTATTATATTTGTTATTTGTCTATAATTAATTTCCCAAGCTAAATTTGGATTATTTGCGCAAGCTGGGAACCCGACAATTGCAGCTAATGGAATTATTACATCATGTTTTTGTATCTCATCTATCAGTAACTTTTCATTTCTGACATCACCATAAATAAAATTATAATTTTTATTTGATGTAAATTCTAGTGCTGATATTTGATTGAATAATAAATTATCTAGAACAGTTACATTATGCCCTTCTTCTAGCATTTTTCGTGTGATAATAGAGCCAAGATACCCTGCACCACCTGTTATTAATATTTTCATGATTTTATATATTAAAACTATTGTGTTTGGTTTTTATTTTTTTACTATATAAGTAGATTAATAAATATGAGTAAACCAAGAATTTTTACCTTTGGCTGTAGTTTTACTGATTATAGTTGGCCGACTTGGGCGGATATTATTTTATATGGCAATTTAGGATATAATCTTGGTAGATCAGGAGCAGGTTATGATTATATATTATATCGTATAGTTGAAGCTGATAGAAAATTTAAGTTTACGCAAGATGATATAATTATAATTGTTCTAACTCAACCAATCAGACTTGATATCCTTCTTAATGATGAAAATGATTTATATTGGATAACTAAAGGTAATGCACTTTCACATTTTTCTGATTATAATGATAAAATATTTTCTATAGACGGTTTATTATTCAAATCATATAATAATATTATACTAATGAATCAATATCTCAGCAGTAAAAGGTTGAATTATATTTTTGGATCAATAAGTGATTTATTTGAGTCTCCTGAGGGTATAAACAATATATTACTAGATAATATATTGTATGAGACAAATGAATTAATTACTTATGTTAAGCAAAATATAGAAATAAAATTAATGTCGTTTGATAAATATTTATCGGTAGATGGAAAATTATGGGATTTTACTAAGATATATGAATTTGAAAAATTCAATGATTATCATCCACGACCGCGTATGTATTTTAATTGGATAAATGATGTATTATTGAAATGTGTTGACATAGATGTTAAAGCAACCATAGAAGATATAGAAAATATTGAAAATGCGATAGATGATATTAAGTATCTTAATGAATTAGGTGAATTAATAAAAAAATATCCTAATTTTTATAGCCATAGAATTTATGATGGCTATATTTCAGCTAAACGATTTATTTAAACTTTATTTTTTAAAAAAGGAAATAGAATATTATCACACCAATTTGATACTCCTAATTTACCTGGATGAAAGCCATCATTAGAGAAATATAATTTACCTTCATTTAGTTTTTTTCTTTCCTCATATGTAATATTTTTTACTTCATGCCTAGGTATACCTAATAGTGTGTGTATATATTCAAACATACCTTCTGTAATTATATTATTGAAGTCTAACTGCTTATATAAATAATTTATGATTTGATGATTTTTATTTTGTTCTATATCTTGATACACAAAATCCATAAAAAATTGTTGAAAAAATTTTATGTTATGAAGTTTGCAAAAATTTTGCAACATGATTATATTTTCTAGACTACTATGTGTTTTTCCAACTCCACCATAATATCCATCCAGTAAATAGTATTGTTGAACAAAATCTAATTTACAATCACTTCCATCTACTGTAAAATACCAGCCACCTTCTGGATTATAATCAAAAAAATCGCCTGATTTTGTTTTAAAATAATTTGGATATTTTACTTGATTATTTTTCAAATCTAAGAATTGACTTGTCATTCCACCTTGAAAGTTCGGCCATCCTTTAACCATTTCTTTTATTATATCTTTGTTGTCTATATACCATGCTTTTCTATATGTACCACTCCACATAACAACCACTATTATTTCATCTTCTTTTATACCTGATTGTAGAGCATCCGTTATGGCAAGAGTGACTTTTTTTTGTATCATTTCTTGTCCTTGACTTCTGTATCCAGTATGTTCATATGTTAAATTTGGATTGTAGATTTTTAACCAATTAGTTAGATTAGTTATCCAACTATCTTCATCAGAGTAATGGCTAAAACTACATCCGCCAGTGATTAAATGTTTAAGCATGGTGAAAACTTTTTTTATATTTTATAATATTAGTAAAAAAAAAAGTTTAAAAATTAATTCTGACATACTATCTGTTATATATAAGTAAATGAATAAACTTTGGACATATGGATGTAGTTGGACTTATTCAAGACCTCATGAGGAAGACCTGGGTATTATATTTTGGCCTAGTTTTGTTGCTGAAGAACTCAATTTAGATTTAAAAAATAGAGCATATGGTGGACTTGGTGATTCTTCAATACAAAGACTTATTTCTGATTTACCAAAAATTAATAAAGGTGATATTGTGATTTTTCAATTTTCATATAGTAATAGATTGGATTTACCTTATCTTAATAATGATGGTGATGTATGGAACTCTTGCTATATTGAAATGAATTCACTAGAAAGAAATGAAAAACAAATAAAGTATATGGACTTTGTAATGGCATATGATACTGAATTACTATTAAAAAATTTTCAATATGTATCATTAATTTTTGACTATTTAGAAAAAATTATCGGAGTAATTGTTAGATATTGGTTTTTACATTTATCTGCTAATTATGAAAATTTTATAAAAAGAAAAATAACTACAAATAGAAATAGAAATATTGTGTTTTTTAGCGAACATAATGATTTATTTGCATATGCTGCTAATAATTTTATTAATGATAACAAACTTAGAATTTCAGATTATAATTATAATAGATCAGATTTAGAATATTTGAGGTATGATAGTCATCCAAATCAAGATGGACAGCAATTAATAGCAAAGTGTGTGATAGATTCATTTAAAAAAAAATTAATATAAGTGTTCATAATAGGAATTTCAGCATATTATCATGATTCATCTGCATGTTTATTTGAAGATGATAAATTAATTTTTGCATGTGAAGAAGAAAAATTTTCTGGTATTAAACACGATAATTCATTTCCAAAAATGACAATTAATTATATTTTCGAAAAATATAATTTAAAAAAAGAAGATATAGAATGTGTTTGTTACTATGAGAATCCCATATTAAGACTAAAAAGAAAAAAATCTTTTTTTAAATCTATTAAAAATATAATAAAGGTCTGGTTTAATCTTAAAAAAGTATCAAAAAGCACACACTATACCAATCATCACTTATCACATATGACCTATTCTTATTTAAGTTCCAATTTTGATAAGTCTGTTATAGTTTCAATAGACGGTGTAGGAGAAACTCAATCATTATCAATAGGTTATGGTTTTGGTGGTAAAATTGTTCAAATAAAAACTTCAGAATATCCACATTCAATTGGCTTATTTTACTCTGCAATGACGGCATTTTTAGGATTTAAACCAAATGAAGGTGAATATAAAGTAATGGGATTAGCATCCTATGGTAATTCAAGCACTTATTATGAAAAAATTAAAAAATTGTTAGTATACGATAATAATGGTGGTATCTTATGTGATATGAATTATTTCAATTGGGATAAATCATCTACACTTATGTTTAATCATAAATTAGAAGAATATTTAAATATAGAATGTAGGCTACCTAATACTAAACTTGAAGATAAACATAAAGATTTAGCAGCCTCAGTTCAAAGAGTATATGAGGAAGTTTTCTTCAGCATTATTTCTTATGCTAAAGATATTTCTAAGTATGATAGAATTTGTCTTGGTGGCGGATGTGCATATAATGGTTCTGCAAATGGAAAAATTGTAGAGAATGGTTTATATAAACATATTTGGATACCACCTGCACCTTCTGATGCTGGTTCATCAATTGGTTCATGTCTAAACTATTTAACAAATAAACTTGGACGAAGCATTAGAATTAGTGCAAATCCTTTTCTTGGCCCATCGTTTACAGAAGATGAAATTTATAATGTTATCTCTAGCACAGAATCTATAACATATTCTAAGCACTCTGAAAATGCTCTATTAGAAAAAATATCAAAAGAACTTAATTCTGGGCTGGTTGTTGGTTGGTTTCAGGATAAAATAGAATTTGGTGCAAGAGCTTTGGGTAATAGATCCATATTAGCTAATCCAACTTTACCTAATATGAAAGATAGAATTAATGCGGTAATTAAAAAAAGAGAAGGATTTAGACCATTTGCACCTATGGTTTGTTATGATAAGCAATCTATCTATTTTGAATCAAATGAATTCATACCTTATATGAATCAGGTGGTAAAAGTTAAATCTGAGTATAAAGATAAATTACTTGCAGTCACTCATGTAGATGGTACAGCTCGTGTTCAATCAGTTACACCATATAATTCTATTTATAAACTGTTAATAAAATTTGAGGAAAAAAGTGGTTATCCAATTCTACTTAATACATCATTTAATATTAAAGATAAAACTATGGTTTTAACACCACAAGATGCAATGGACACATTCCTAAACACTGATATGGATATATTGGTTATGAATAATTTTATAATAAAAAAAAACAAAATAAAATGAACATTTTTAAATGGATTAAGAAAAGAATTGAAAAGAATAAACGTAAAAAACAATTTGAAAAAAAATTAGAAGAATTAAGGAAAAGAGATCCTTTTATTTATAATCATTAGAATATGAAAGAAAGAAAATATTTACCCACACTATCTGAATTAATTGATAGATTAAGTATATGTCAATTAAAAGAAGTTTTTATTCCTGAACATAAGGATGAATATGCTCAAGAAATACAAGATATATTACATGATATTGATATATGTCTAGAAGAAACTAAAGAGATAACATCTGAGACTATCAGAGCAATAGTAGTATTATCTCAAATGAATTTACATATTTGGTATAATGAAGCCAATTATAGAAAAGGTATTAAAGATGGTAATAACTTGGAGTTAACACATGGATTAAATGGAATAAGAAATACTGCTAAGAATAAAATTCAGGAATGGATTGGCGGTAGAAAAGATTATAAAATAGATTGCTTAGCATCTGAGTTTAAAGATTGGGAGATAAGTTGGAATTCTAAAAAAGACAAATGAAATCACTAAAACATTGGACAACTGACAATTTTGAAGTTTCTTCATATAAATATAATCTATCTGAAAGAGTTAATAAAACTTATAACGGCTCAGGTTCAGATAATACTGGATTATGCACATATACCTATAATGAATTGGGTTTTAGAGGTGATTCGATATATAAAGAAGGTTTCAGAGTTATGTCTATTGGTTGTTCCATAACAGAAGGTGTAGGTGTTAATAATAATGAAACTTGGACCTCAAAATTTTGTAGTCATATACCTAATGGTGTTAATCTTAATTTTGGATTCGGTGGTAGAAGTAACGATTATATTTCTAGATGTTTAATTTCATTCTATGATTTAATTAAGCCGAATTTAGTATTAATAATGTATACCGAAATGCATAGAAGAGAGTTCTTTACAGAAAATGGCGGTATAGAACCGTTTCATATAAATAAATGGGGATATTTCAATGAAACATCAGAAGGCTTAGAACAATATGATGCTTTATTAAGATTATCTAATAATGAAAACGATTTTCAGAACTGGTACAAAAATCATTTACTTATCAAATTTTTTCTAGAGTCTAAGAAATGTAATTGGTTATGGAATGGTTCTTTCATTAAAAATAATTTTACTGATGAATTTAGATTTGACGGTGATTATTATCCTTATATTGATTTTGGTGTAGAAGGTGTACATCCAGGACCAAAAACAAATGAAAAATACGCATTAAATCTTTTTAATTATATACATATAAATTATAGAGATTTTTTATCTATTCATTAAACATTTTTTTTATTATATCATATAATATCATATGATTTATTTATTTACAGGCCAACCAGGCTCAGGAAAAACTTCTATTGGTGGATTATTAGCCTCAAGTATGAAGAATGTTATACATATTGATGGTGATGACCTAAGACTTATATTTGATAACAATGATTATAGTGAAAGTGGTAGAAGAATTAATATAGAAAGAGCGCATGATATAGCATACTTTCTAAGTAAAAAAAATATTAATGTCATAATAACAATGGTTTCTCCTTTTAGAGATTTAAGAGATAGACTTAGATTAAAATTGACTAATATTGATTTTATTGAAATTTATGTGCATACATCTGATCTTAGAGGAAAAGAAAACTTTTTTGTTAAAAATTACGAGAAGCCCTTAGATAATTTTATAGATTTAGATACAACTAATAAAACAGTCGAAGAATCTTTTGAAATTTTAAAAAAATCATTGAAAAATAATGATTTTAATCAATAATGACTTGATTTGGTTATCTGTTCCAAGATGTGCTAGCTACTCTATTGAATCAGCTTTATTTTCATCAGATTTAGATATAAAATACGCTGGTAATCATGATAAATTATTAGAGATAGAGTCTAAGGATAGTAGATATTCTGCACATTTACATTCCACAATAGAATATCTTTATAAATATTTTGGATATAAAGAAACTATCTGTATTTCAAGAGATTGGTTAAAAAGATTACTTAGTGCATTTCAGTATATGTTTACATGTGTTGCTAAAGATGGTTTTACATCAATCGTTAATTTTGAAGATTTGAGTAATGATTTTATTTATCAGAATTTTGATATTGATTTTTCGAATAAATTATATTCAGATGATATCGATGATAAAATTTATTGTTATTCAAAATTTGTAAAAGAAGATATTGAAGAAATAAAAAAAAAATCTGTTAAATATATTTCTGTAAAAGCACTTTCTTCACAAAATTATTATAAATCTAATCAAAAATGCACTTATGAATTTGATATAACAGAATTAGACAAATTTGAAGAATTTATAAGAAATAGATATAATGTTGATTTTAATCTAAAAAAACTAAATGAATCTAAAAAAATAAATAGTAAAATTGTTATTGATGATGAACTGAAGAACTGGCTTTGGAAAGTTTTCGAATATCCATTTCAAAGAAAAATTACACTTATCTAATGAACTTAAAGCCGTTAATATATAAAAATTATTGAAAATAAAATTATAAAGTAAAATATGAAAATATTATTGATTGTTCCACAACTTTGAATCTTTTTGAATTATTGATTAAAAAATTAAAATAAGAATATATTAACAAATCTAACTACGGGTGTATATGTTTTTTATATATGCAAATAAAAAACATTATGGTAATTTATAAAATCACAAATCTTATTAATAATAAATTTTATATTGGACAGGATATTAAAAATGATGATAAATATTTTGGTTCTGGAAAGCTTATTATATCAGCAATAAAAAAATATGGTAAAGAAAATTTTAAAAAAGAAATATTAGAATATTGTACCGATGAAAATCAAATGGATGAAAGAGAAATTTTTTGGATTAAAGAACTTAATGCTACAAATAGAAAAATTGCATATAATATTTGTGAAGGTGGTAAAACATATAGAATAATGAGGGGTGAAAATCATCCTTGGTTTGGTAAACATCATACAGAAGAATCAAAAAAAATAATAAAGGAAAAACGAAAATCACAAAAGATGTCAGATGAACAAAAAGATGTTCTTAGGAAGAAATGGAAAGGTGATGAAAATCCTGGTAAAAATAAATCAAAAGAAACAATAAAAAAACTTAAAGATGCTGCAAAAAAATTAAATAGAAACGGTGAAAATCATCCATATTATGGAAAAAAACATTCAGAAGAAACTAAAAAACATTGGAGTGAAATAAGAAAAGGTAAAAATACTGGTATAAATAATGCAATATCTATGAGATATTTTATAGAAGACCCCAAAGGTGAAATATTAAATATTGAAACAAAGAAAAATGTTAAAGAATATTTAGGATGTAGTGATAATTTTTTTAATTCTAAAAAATATAAAAAATATAAACTTATTGGTAAAGAAAAAATACATGAAAATAAAGAAAAATAAAGAAGAATAAAGAAAATAAATGAAAATTTTACTAATTTGTCCTCATTTATCAACTGGAGGGCAACCTTCTGTTGCACTAAAAAGAATAGAATCTTTAATAAAAGATAATGATGTATATTTGATAGAATACAGACAAATCGCTTGGAGCTTTGTTGTTCAAAGAAATAAAATAATAAAATTATTAGGTGATAAATTTATTTCACTTGGAAATGTTTGGGGTGATAATGAAGAAATTAGAGATAAATTTATAGAAATTGTTGAAAAGATTAATCCAGATATAATACATATGGAAGAAATTCCTGAAAAATTTATATTTGGAATGCGAGAAGAGCATATTCAATGGTTATATAGAGATGCTAGAAAATATAAAATAGTTGAAACTACACATACTTCAACTTTTAATGTTAATGATAAAAAATATTTTCCAGATAAATTTATCTTTGTATCACCTTATTCTGCTCAGGAATATAGTAAATTTGGAATACCCTATTCTGTAGTTGAATATCCTACTGAAAAATTAGAAAAAAACAAAAGTCAATCTATCAAGCATCTTAATCTGGATCCTGAATACTTTCATGTTTTAAATGTCGGATTATTTACAAGAGATAAAAATCAAGGGTATCTTTTTGATATTGCAAAAAAATTATACGATTATAAGATACATTTTCATTTTGTTGGAAATCAGGCTGATAATTTTTCTGATTATTGGAAACCAATAATGGAAAAAAAACTGGATAACTGTTTTATTTATGGTGAACGTGAGGATGTAGAATTATTCTATCAGGCATCTGATTTATTAGTTCATCCTTCAATTTTAGAACTTAATCCACTAGCAATAAAAGAAGCAACTTCATATGATTTACCGGTTTATTTAAACAATTTACCAACATATATCAACATGTATGATTCATATAAAAATGTTAAATATTTGAGTATGGATGTTGATAATGATGCTCAAATGATTCTTGATCATTTTAATATAAAAAGAAAGGATGATAATAAGACTTTTGGTAGTTTATTAATAGATGAATATAAAAATGTATTAGGTGATACTAATAGATATGAACCTGAATATTTGGAGTATAATATAAATTTCACAGATGGTGCTAGAATAGAGGTTTTAGGTACAACTAAATTAAAATTTGGTGTTGAGATATTGGATAAAAATACTAATGATTTAATATACAAAACTGAGTTAGCTGCAAATACTTGGTGTGCAACTAACGCAAAATATTATAAAGAATATAAAATCAATATTAAACATGAAAATACACTGTTATTAACACATAATTTCGATCTTAGAGATAAAGATGTCTTAATTCAATTAGATAGTAAATCAATTGGTGATACTTTAGCTTGGACACCTTATGCAGAGGAGTTCAGGAAAAAACATAATTGTAAAGTTTATCTTTCTACATTCCGAAATGATTTTTTTAGAGATCAATATAAAGATATTACATTTGTAGAACCTGGCTATAATAATCCAGATATTTATGCTAAATATACCATTGGTTGGTATCAACCGATGGATATAAATAAAAATCCTTATGATTATAAAAAGCAACCAATGCAAAAAACTGCGAGTGATATATTGGGATTGGAATACAAAGAAATTAGACCTCAATTAAGAATTCCAGAAGGCGTAAGACCATTAAAAGAAAAATATGTTTGTATAGCACAATTTTCAACCGCAAATACTAAACATTGGCATTATCCTTGCAAAGATAGTAATAAGGGATGGCAAATATTAGTTGATTGGTTAAATGCTCAAGGATATAAAGTGATGATTATAAGTAAACAGAAAACTAATTTACAAAATGTTATTGATAAAACTGGTGACTTTCCAATCGAACATAGAATTAATGAAATTAAACACAGCGAATTTTTTATAGGTGTTGGTTCTGGCTTAAGTTGGCTCGCTTGGGCAATAGGTAAAAAGGTGGTTATGATTTCTGGTTTCTCAAATCCTATTTGCGAATTTCAAAATGATAATATCAATGTACACAATTTTAATGTATGTAATGGTTGCTTCAATAAATATGCATTCGATAGAGGTGATTGGAATTGGTGTCCAGAACATAAGGATACAGAAAGACAATTTGAATGCTCTATCAATATAACACCAGAAATGGTGGTAAATAGAATTTTAAGTTCAAAATTAGTTGAGAATAAAATTCTATTTGATTTTAACAAATATAACATATCAATTAAATTAAATGGTGATGATATTAAAGTTTATTATAACAAAGAAGAAAACAAAATTTTGTTAAACTATAGTAATGAACAAGATACACCAGCAATTAACGTTGATATTAAAAATCCAGACTCAAATAAAATATATCATACATTAGCAGATTTTAAACTAAGTAAACAATATACATTATGGTGCATACCAAAAACTGAACTCCATAAAGAAACAGATAAAATATTATTATCTTTTTACGAAAAAGATAAGATTTTGGATATGGAATTTGAATTATAAAATTTTATATATAATGGAAGAAAAAAACCATTGTATATGAGCTATATTAAAATTCAAAAGATAAAAAAAGAACAAGTTAAAAATCTAATTGAATTACCAGAGAAAGGTTATGTTTATTTAGGTTATGACGATACCACCGTAGGTGGAGATGGTCAAGGTCTCTGGATAATTGATGATGATGGTACAGTATTTTATGTATTAAGTGGAACTGGTTCAGCACCAACTATTACCAGCATATCTCCTGCTGGAAGTTCCTTCGTAGGTGATACAATAACAATTAACGGTACCAATTTTATTAACGGCTCTACCATAGTAACATTTGGTAGTGCATCTGGTACAACAGTAAATGTTTTATCAACAGGTCAATTAACTGTTGTAGTACCTAATAATTTAGGATCAGTTTCAGTTGTTGTAACTACATCATATGGTGTAAGTAACTCTTCTAGCTATACAATTAATTATAGAGATATAAAACCTGTTATAGTTCCACCAATAATACCTGCAAGTGCATCTATTGGTTCTACTATAACCATAGGTGGATACAACTTTGTACCAGGCAGTACTATCACATGGTTTAATGCTACTACTGGTGAAACAAGTGCAACAAGTTCAACAGTTTTATCAGCAGTGGTACCATCTATGGCAACTGGATACACCATAGTATATTTAGAAACACCTTATGGTAAAAGCTCACCACCAATTGAGTATCTTGTTTCAGATAATAATCCTACATTTACTGGATTTTTTCCAACTTATGGATATATTGGTGATACAATTGCTATATCAGGAACTAACTTTAGGCAAGGACAAATACAGGTTCGATTTGGTAGTACACCAGCAACTGATATTACAGTAGTTACACCAGCATATATAACAGCAAAAATTGCAACTGGTACTCCACTCGGCGATACAAATATTAGAGTTCAAAATTTATCATTGTCTGGATTTACAATTTCAGGTTCAACTGCTGGCTTACTTCCAGCTGTTTATTCAATTTTATCAACGGGTGCCACTATTGGTCAAACAGTTACGGTAACTGGTACTAATTTTAATGGAACAGTTTCTATTTCATTTAGTAATGAAGTGGCTACTATACTTTCACAAGAATCAGCAACTCTTTCTGTATATTTAAGTAGTAATTTAGTACCTGGTGTTAATTCTGTGGTGGTTAATAATCAATATGGTTCATCTACACCTTTTGATTATACTATCTCTCAAACAGGCTCAGGGCCAATAATAACAAGTTTTAATCCTACTTCGGCATATAGAGGAAGACCTGTAAACTTAAACGGAAGTAATTTTAAAGTTGGAAGTGGAAATCTTGTTTATTATGGTAATGTTGCAGCTCTTGTTAGTGCTGATGCAACAACAATTCTTGTAAAAACTCAAATTGCAGCATCTTCACCAACAGGAACAGTAGATGTTAAAATTATTAACACTTCTGGTAGTTATACTAAATCAGGATTTGTGATTACTCCATCTGGATCAACACCCACTATAACATCAGTTTCGCCTGTTTATGGTAAAGCAGGAGACACTGTTCATGTTTATGGTACAGTATTAAGTGGTAGTACAATTACATTTGGTACATCATATTCTGGCTCAGGTACAACAACTACTACAATAAGTGATACACATTTAGTAACAACTATACCTTCAGGACTTGTAAATGCAGGTCAAAATAAACTTGTAAACGTGTATGCAACTGGTACTAATGGTACATATACTTATACACCTTTCGAAATTTATTCTGCACCAACATCATATCCTAGCATTCTATCTTTTACACCAATATCAGGACCACAAGGTACATTAGTAACTATGAGTGGAACCTCATTTGCAAAGTATTTTACTGATGCCAGTATCTATATTGCAGGTTCATATTATTTATTAGATTCACAAAGTTATATTTCAGATACTGAAATAAGAGGTTATATACCAGATACATACGGTAATTATGGTGTAGCAACAATTAAAATTGAAACTCCTGTTGGTACCGATCAACAAGCAATATTTACTATCACTGCACCTATAACTAGCACAACTACAACTACGACAGTTGCAGGTACAACAACCACTACAACTGCAGCAGGTACAACAACTACTACCACAACCGCAGCAGGTGGTACAACAACTACTACCACAACCGCAGCAGGTGGTACAACAACAACGACAACAGCAGAACCTGGAACTACAACTACCACTACCGCACCAATAACAACAACTACAACCACAGCTGCATATTTGTATGAAGTTGAGGTTTATACTTGTCCAGCTTGTGGCGCACCAGCTGTTTATGAAATGACAGCAATATATGGAAGCTATTCTTCTGATGACTACTATTATGTTTCAGATTCTGAAAGTCCATTATTTGGTAAGGTAATTAGAATGCTTGGCTTTGGTGGTGCTGGTGGTGATGGTCCTATTCCTGAGCCATTAATCACACCATCTGCTGATTGCGCAACTGCTTGTATAGTATAAATTTATAATAAAATTTAATAAATAATGTTTTATTAATCTAATTAGTAAAACATTATTTTTTTTTATTTATATAAACAATAAAAATATATCTAAAAATGAAGATAGTGTGTGCAACTTTTGATCACAATTATTATTTGTGGCAGTGTTTAGTATTAATTAATAATTTGATGAAATATGGTTATGATGAAGATGCAGTATTTATAATATCAACACAGGATCCAAGTCCAGCATTAAAAGCAATAATTAATAGTCCTCAAATTAAATGTAAATTTTATTTATATAAAGATGAACGTAGAGGAATGAAATATCCAAGTTCATTGCGGTTACATCTTTTGAAAAAATTTTATATTGAACATCCAGAATATTCTAAGGAAACTATTTTTTTAGTGGATCCTGATATCGCATTTACTAAAAAATTAGATTTCTCTGAGATGTTAGAAGATGATTTTTGGCATGTAAGCGATACCAGACTATACATAAGTAGCCAATATATTAAAAGTAAAGGTGGTGATCAACTTTTTAATGAAATGTGTGATATTGTATGTGTTTCGCCAAAAGATATAGAATCGATTGATGATAACGCTGGTGGTGCACAATATTTATTAAAAAATATTGATGTTAATTTTTGGCATAAAGTTTTATATGATGCTGAAAATCTTTATAATCATATGATATCTACCCTATCCATTTATAATAAAAATGGAGCTATTCAGCCTTGGACTGCCGACATGTGGTCTATTTTATGGAACGGTGTTTACTTCAATCATAAACTAAAAATTAATAAGGATCTAGATTTTTGTTGGGCCGTTGATGATATTAAAAGATGGAAAGAAACTTATATTTTTCATAATGCAGGTATTTCCGGTCCAAGTGATACACACTTTAGTAAAATTACGTATCAAATTTCACCCTTCAATCAGGAAATAAAAGTAAATTCAAATAATTGTACATATATGTATGTACAAGAAATTAAAGAAACAGAGAATAATTTTAAGGATATAATTCCAATTTTTGAAGATTTAAGAAATAATACTATACCTCGTTAATCATATTATTTATATAATAATTGAATTAATTCTTCTGTTAAAAAGGTAATCATTTTTTTACCTGGTATAACCTCAACATCAGGTATATTTTTTATAATAGAAAATTTATCGTTACCTTCTATATTTAGATTTTGAATATATTCAAATAACTTTTTATCTTTTTTATGATATTCTTTAAGTTGTTCGACAAATATTTTTAAATTAACACCCATTTTATTATTATATTTGATGCATTGTAATTCATTTTCATCTTTCTCTATAAGAATATACCATAACTTCTTCTTATCAACTTTAACATTTTCTAAGAAGTTATAAGCATTTCTAGCCTTTGTATTTCTTGGCATCTTAACTACTTTACCATAAAAACTCACTTTTTCGTTAGTCATTATAAATATTAATTTTAATTATATATTAACAACTAAAGGTTTCTTTTTTCTAAAAATGATTGAAGTTTATTTAAGATATTTTCATTATATTTTATTCTAATTAATGTGATATTATTATTAGCACAAAACTCTGTCTTAATTTTATCATGCGATTTTATTATTTCTAATGTTTTTTCTCCTCCGAAATACTCTATCGGTTTAAAATGCTGTAAGCCATCATATTCAATACAAATGTTTAATTCTGGTAAAAAGAAATCAAATGGTAAATATCTTTCATTTTTACAATTTTCAAATATGTGCTGAGTACTAAAATTAATGTTATTTCTTTCTAAAAATAATCTTATTTCTTTTTCGCCTTTTGATGAATTACAGTCTAAGCATCCAACACCTCTAATATGAGCACCTGCATTTTGTTCAAATTCACCATGTATAGGGCAAATAATTTTAACTTTTTTACTGCTATGTGTGTATTCTACTAAACTATAATCATAAAAGTTACCGTGTTTTAGTTTTGACAATTCTATAAATTGTTCTGTGGAATATGTTCTTTTTTCATTATAACATTTTGGGCATTTGAACCCTTGTAAATGTGAATTTGCTTTTTGCTCAAATATACCATGTTTTTCACAAATTATCTTTATTTTAGATTGACTATTTTTATAATCTGTTAAAGAATAATCATATAAATTATTGTGAATTATATTTGCTTTTTTAATAAATTCCTCCGTTGAATATTGATATTGTCCTGAGCATTTGATGCATCCTTCACCTCTTAAATGATTTGTTGGCCTTTGTTCAAAAATACCATGTTCCGGACAAATTATTTTTATTTTTTCTAGTGCTGTTTTATAATTAATTTTTGAATAATCATATTTATTATTATGAATTAAATTTGCTTTTTTTATAAATTCTTCTGTTGTATATAGAACATTATTTGCACATTTTGGACAACCTGATTTAGAATTAAGATGTCTATCTGGTCTTGTTTCAAATATTCCATGTTCTTTACAAATTACTTTTATATTAGTTTTATTATTTTTGTAATTTACTAAACTATAATCATAAATATTATTATGAATTTTGTTAGCTTTTTCTATAAATTCTGATAGTGTAGATCTTTTAACACCTGCACATATTGGACAACCTTGACCTCTTAAATGATTGGCTGGTTCTTGTTCAAAAATGCCATGTTCTTTACAAATTATTTTAATCTTTTTTCTGGATTCCTCATATATAACCAGGGCTATTGGTGGTTACCTGCCCATGGAGAAGGTGTACTCATATTTATTGTCATGTTTAATAATTGCCTTCTCGATGAATTTTTCTTGATTTGTCATAAACTTTTATTTTATATGTATATATAAAAATATATAAGTCGAAAATGCTAAATGACTATAAATATCGCATTAAAAAAATAATAATTTACACATTGTTAGTGGATGTAGAGTATAGGAGCAATAATTTGATCATTTCTTACATAGATAAATCTGGTCAAATTAAGTTAAAGTACAAAAATTGGCCAAGACCCACGAAGTTTATTAAAACAAGTGATGATGATCGCGAAAAATCAGGACAATATGTAACTTGGGATGGAAGTGCTGTAAAAGAAATATACACTAAATATCCAAATAGATATTCAATTTATGATTTTATAGATAATTTGGCTGATGACGAAAAAGAAGAAATTTATAGTTATAACGAGCCTGATATATTCTTCGTTGATATTGAAAATGAGATTTTGGATAAAAAACCAGAACCTCATTTAGCTGAAAGTGCAATTCAAACAATATCTATTGTTAATAAAAATAAGATATTAGTAATTGGTACAGAACCTTTATCACAGAATCAGATAGAATCTATAGAATCTGATATCAATTTACATTTCAAAAAATTTGAAACTAACTACGCATTTAAGTATATTCAGTATAAAAACGAATATGATTTATTAAATAATTTCTTTAATAAATTGGTACCTAAGATGCCTGTTATTACAGGATGGAATTTTATAGAATACGACTGGGTATTTTTAGTGGCAAGAGCTAGAAAAATCGGCATTGATCCTGATGTTGCATCTTTTACTAGAAAAATGAATACTCCTTTTAATTTTAATTCAGCAGGTAAGCAAAACTATGCTGAAATGCCAGCACATAGAGTTATAGTGGACTATATGGAATTATTTTCAAAATGGGATACCTCAGTTAAAGTAAAAGAAAGTTTATCTCTTGATTTTGCTTCCGAAAAAATATTAGGTAAAGAAGTAAAAAAAATTAATTATGAAGGTGACTTAAAAAGACTTCATAGAGAAGATTATAAAAAATTCGTTTATTATAACGCAGTTGACAGTTGTCTTGTTCAGAGAATTCATATAAAAATGAAATATATTGATATTCTGTATAGTATGGCAGTCTTAGGTAAAATTAAAATTAAAGATGCAATATCAACTCTTGCACTAACTGAAGGTATATTAAGAGAAAAATTAAGAGATCAAAAAAATATTGTTCTTGTTAGAGATGAACAAAGTGATGAATATGGTGAAGGCGGTGGTTCATCAATTAAAGGTGGATGGGTTAAGGAACCAGTGAGAGGAATGGCAACCTGGACCTGTTGTTTTGATTTTGCTTCTCTTTATCCTACAACCATGCGTCAATTTAATATTTCAGCGGATTCATATAAAGGACAGAAAGTTAAAGGAAAAAACTATTCCATTTTTAATGGACATCAAATACCGATAGAAGATGATGATATAGTGACTTTGAATGATTCTGTATTTCGGAAGGAGCAGGGAGTTGTGACACAAGTAATGGGTGAGGTTTATGCAGATAGAAAGAAATGGAAAAAAGTAATGATGCAAAAACATGAAGAACTTGAAAAATTGAAAGAAGAGTTAAAAAAATTAGAAGATACTCCTTTGTGAAAAGTGGTAAAATTACCACTTTTTTTATTTATATATAAATTAAAAATTTGTTATGATTTTGTCTAAGTTTGTTAATATTAAAATTTCAAATAATCAAATTAAATATTATAGGGATAAGGGTTATAATGTAAATGACGATAATGAAGTATTATCAGTAAAGGTGTCTGATTTACCGACAGGATCTGGCGTAAAAATAAAAGCAAAGTGTGATATTTGTGGAAATGAAACAGAAATCTCATTAAATAGATATTATTTAAATACTAAGAACTTGTCTACCTATTATGCTTGTAGTAGAAAATGCTCAGAAGAAAAAAATAAGTCTACTGTATTAAGTAAGTATGGTGTTAATAATGTATCAAATTCTGAAATAATAAAGGATAAAAAGATAGAAACTTGTTTAAAAAATTTTGGTGTAGAATATCCTCAACAATCTAAAGAAGTTTTTGAAAAAGGTAAAAAGACTAAGTTAGAAAAATATGGTGATGAAAATTATACAAATATTGAAAAATCTAAAATTACAAATTTAGAAAGGTATGGTGTAGAGTATCCAAGTCAGAATATTGAAATTTCTCGTAAAATGAAAGAGAATCAATTTCTGAGTTTTAAAAATTCTTTTGATAAGGGTTTATATAAGTCTGAAATAATAAAAAAATATAAAAATATTTTTATTGGTTATAAGTCAAATGGACAGTATGAATTTAAGTGTGATTGTGGTCAAGATCATAATTTTACTATTGATTATAAATTATTTTGGAATAGAATTAAAGCAAATAGTATATTATGTACAGAGTGTAATGAAATATCAAAAAATGTTAGTGGATTAGAGATACAATTGGTTAATTTTATATTAGAGAATTATAAGGGTGAAATTAAATTGAATAATAAGGATATAATTTCTCCTTATGAGTTGGATATTTATTTACCTGATTTAAAATTAGCATTTGAATTTAATGGATTATTTTGGCATAACGAATTAAATAAAGAAAATAATTATCATTTAAATAAAACTGAAGAATGTGAGAAACAGGAAATACAATTAATTCATATTTACGAAGATGATTGGATATATAAACAAGATATAGTTAAATCTATAATTTTAAATAAAATTGGTTTAATATCAACAAAAATTTTTGCTAGAAATTGTGATATTAAAAATAACATTAATATTAAAGATGTTAAAAATTTTCTTGAAAAAAATCATATTGAAGGATATATAAATTCTAAAATTAAAATTGGTTTATTTTATGATAATGAATTAGTTAGCTTGATGACATTTGGTAGTCGTAGAATTGCTATGGGTAAAAAGTCAACTAAAGAAAATGAATATGAATTGTTGAGATTTTGTAATAAATTGAATACTAATATTGTAGGAGGTGCAAGTAAATTGTTTAATTATTTTATTAAAAATTATAATCCTTCAATAATAATTACATATGCTGATAGAAGTTTTAGTAAAGGTAATTTGTATAACAAATTAGGTTTTGAATTTGTTGAAAAGACTCAACCAAATTATTATTATATAATTGATGGTATTAGAAAATATAGATTTAATTTTAGAAAAGATAAATTAATGAAAGAAGGTTATGATTCTAATAAAACTGAGCATCAAATAATGCTGGAAAGAAAAATTTATAGAATTTATAATTCTGGTAATTTAAAATTTACATATAAAAATAAACAAAAATATGAAACTTGATAAGGATGAATATGATTTAATCTATAAAAAGTTAGAATATAGATTTAAAAATTCTGGTAATGAACTTGTAAATAAAATTAAAAATCATGAAGATTTATCGGAGGATGATATTAAATTACTTTTGAAAAAATTTGAATATACTTTTAGAAAAAGTAATCACGAAATCATAGGTAAGTTAGCAAAGAATATTGGTTTAGAAAATTATGCTCAGATTAAATTTTCTAATATTAAAGCTAAACAACAGAAAGATATTAGAGATGAGGAAATTAAAAAATTAAAACATATAGAATCTTTTGACATATATAATAATAAAAAAAATTATGGAAATTAAACAGAATAGATGCGACAATTGTATTCACTATCAAAAACAAACAAAGAAAATAGGGTGCTGTGAAACTAATGTAGTTAAAATTTTTGCAACTCCTTTATTTGATAAAAATGGAAAAGAAAAGAAATTTCATATTACAACTAAATGTTCTAATTATTGTGATCTTTATGTTGAAAAGATCTTATAAAAAAATTAATAAATGAATAAATATATTATTGTATCCGTAAATAAATCTGAAGGTAGAGTAGGAAATGATTCTAATTCACTATTAATGTACTTTGAATTAGGTTGGGAAATGGTAACAACACATCTCTTATGTAAGAGATATTATAAAGAAGGTAAAATATCTAAAGATGATGTTATTGTTACACAAAAAGATAGAAAATTTCTATATCAGTCTGTTTTTAACAATGTTATATCATATGAGGAATATTTAGAAATAAAAAAATCAAATCAAGATATTTCGGAATTAAACTTAGTAGAAAAAGTTTTAGAATCTTGTAAAAATTATTTTAATTTGTGTTATTTTGAAGAATATTATACATCAAATAACAATCAAAATAGAGAATATAAATATTTTAATGAGGATAAGGAAATTATAACCGATTTCTTAAAATGTGATACGACAGCAATTCATAATAATAAAAAATATATTTGTTTTGGAATTAGAAAAAGAGATCATGCATCCTTCAGAAACATGAGCGATGAATGGTCTTTTCGTCTAATTAATGAATTAAAAAATTATATTAATATTTTTGTCGTTGGTAAAGATTCTGAAAGATTTTGTGATGGTGTTAAGGTTAAACATGTCAATCTTCAAGAGTATGCATCATTATGTAGTGATCCTCTTTGTATTGCTAATATAGGATCTTTAAGTGGTATTATGTTTATACCTGGATTTTTTTCTAAGGCTAAATATAATATTATAGTAGATTTTGGAGGATCTGGTGATGCTGAAAATGGATATAATAGCGGTCATCCATTATATCTTGCAAAATGTGTCAGATATAGTGAATCCAAATTTATTATTAACGAAAATAATGTAAGAAATATAGCAAGAATAGTGTTAAGCGAACTATAAAAAAAATCCTCTTAAAAAAGAGGATTTTTTTGTTTATTTTAAGTATTCTTTATTCAGTTTATCAACTATTTCGTTGAATTTATTTAATTCTTCTTTCTGCTCAATAGGTGGTTTTACAGCATCTTTAATACTAATTTCAACTATTTTTGTGGGTTCATCTAAAGATTCAACATAAACTTTATTACCTTCGATTCTATTAATATAGCCTTTAACTTTCTCAGTATTAATAAATTGTCCAGCATTTAATATTGGTCTTTCTTTTGGTGTCTTTGGATCAATTACAAAATTATTAAACCAAGCAATTTTTTTATTTTCTTGATCTTTAACGGCTCCAATACCAAATAACGGATTTGATTTAGGCTCTTTTTCTTCACCCAATATTGTATATTCAGGTTGTTTAACCTCTTTTTTATCAACATCTTTAAGACTAAATGCTTCGAATGTTTTAACATTTTCATCAATATCATCTTCATCTTCAAATTCAAGTACATTATCATCTTCTAAATTATCTAAATCATCAGTATCTAGACCTTCTAGATCTTCTAAATCTTCATCATCTAAATCTTCAACATTATAAAATGCTTCAAATTTTTCGACATCTTCTTTTAAAATATCTTTTGCAACCTCGGTTCTTTTGGTTTTTTTAGATTCTTCTGGTTTCCAATTTTTATCAAAATCTTGAAAACTTAATACATTATTGATTTTATTTTCCATAATTTCTTTTTTATTTTCTTTAACTAATGGTTTATTAACTAATTTTGATTTAAATGCGATTGTTTGTAATTTATTATCACGCTTAGAAAATTCTTCCCAAGATTCAATTCCCATATCGACTGGATTACCTATGTATTGTAAATTTGGTAAGTTTTTATTCATTCTATCATTTACGGTTAAATCACCAATATCTTTTCCTTTGGTTTCTTCTCGCATTTTTTTCAATTGTCTAACGGTTGTTTCTCTCGGTAACATATAAAAAATTTATTTATGGTATATATAAAAAAACTAATTTCATTTTTTTTAATATAAAACCAATATAAAAAACTATATATTTTAATAAAATAATGTTTTTTGATGAAAGAATGTTTCGTAATCACTTCATATTGTAATACGCAGGATAGAGTTGAAGAATTAATAAAATGCATAAATAATTTAAAGAATTTTAATATAGATATATTAATTCATGCTCACTATCCTTTAGATTTACAAGTTCAGAAGCTTGCAACTTTCTACATTTACGATTCAACCAATCCCATCATCAGAGATGGATCAAAATCAATTATAAGATGGAAGTGGTATAAAACAGCAAATAAATTATTAACTATACCTAATCCTGATTATTCATATGCTGTTATGAATCAATGGGTTGAGTCTCTTAAATTTCTAAAAGCCAAAAATTATGAGAAAATACATATAATTAATTATGATACCTTCATTAGTGATTTTGTTTTTAGAAAACATCAAAATTTTCTTGATGAGTATGATGCGGTTTTTGAATATACCAATATGAAGCCTAGAGATTTCTCAGCCAATCAAGTATCTGATGAAAATTTAATATTTATTGTATTTTTTTCTATTAAAAAAAGTTTTGTAGATGTTTTCACAAATGAATTAACTCTAGAAAAATATTTAGCATCTAGAGATACGATGCTAGAAACTTATATAATGGAAGTAATCAAAAAAATTGAAGAAAGAGGAAATCAAAAAAATATATCAATAGGTTTAAATTCGTATAAAATAAAGAAATTTGATGATTCACAATTTAAACTTCATCTAGGAGATGCTGTGACTAAAAATTCAATTGAAAAGAAAGAAGATAATGATGTATATACTACTATATCAGAAGCTAATGGTTTCGATCTAATTAAAAAGAAATATAAAGATGAATTTGGTAACGAACATGATTGGTTTTTTATTTTTGGTGGTAGCAATCATGAGCATAATAGATTTGAGATTTTATTTTTTGAAATTACTAAACCAATAAATAAAATAGTAATTAGTATAAAAGATGAAACTATAACCGCATTTAATATAACAGAAAAATATCATTCAATATTAACTAATTTCACTATAAATGAAATAACAAGAATAATAGATAATAAACAACTATCAATTTCAATTAATGATGAGCCGGTACAAGATAATATAATTAATGTTATGAAATTTCAAAATATTCAGCCTAAATTTGATTAAAAAAATATATTAAAATGATAGATAAGTATGCATATGGTAGATATAATTATATTAATGAAATATCAGATTATAAAAATGTAGATATTTATTCAAATATTATTCTACAAATAGTTAAAACAACCAATTGTAAAAAATACTTAGAACTTGGTGTAGCTGATGGTAATAATATTCATTTTATTAGAAATAGTGTCGAAAAATGTGTTGGTGTTGATATCTTTGATAAATTAATAGATAAAAATAATATAGAATATCACTTGATGACGACTGATGAATTTTTTTTAAGAAATACTGAAACATTTGATATTATATTTATTGATGCCAATCATGATTGGCTTTATGTGAGAAGAGATTTTGAGAATTCGCTAAAAATTCTAAACGAATTTGGTATTATATTCTTACATGATACAGATCCAATTCATCAAATAATGTTACTACCTGGATATTGTTCAGATTCATATCATATACATGATTATATTTATTCAAATCATCCAGAGTTAGATATAGTTACTCTTCCAGTATGTGATATGGGATTAAGTATAGTTAATAGAAAAAAAGATAAAAGAATTTCTAAGTTTATATGATAACTAAGTATGATGATACAGATTTCGTGTATGTGACATGTGGTGACTTATATTATATGGATATAATAGAGAAGCTTGTAATTTCTTTATCTAATGTATCATCTAGAAAAATTATAGTATATGGTATAAATTGTAAAGTACCTTTTGATTATCCAAATTTAATAAAAAAAGAACTTATATTTCCAATAAAAACTAGTCATGATAAATGGTTTTGGAAACAACAGGTCTGTATAGAGTCACTAAAAGAAGGATTTGATAATTATATTTGGATGGATGGTGATATAGTAGCAAATATAAATATAGAATTAGCATCTAATTATTTTTCTCAAATAGAAAATTATCCAATTGGTGAAATTCATGTACATGATGAACAAATTATTAGATCTCCAGATGGTTCAGCTCAACATATGGGTGAAAAAATATGTGAATATTTTAATTATCCTAGAAAAATTCTCAAAAAGGATCTGCATGCTTGCTTCTTTCTTTATAATAAAAATTGTGAATGGTTTTTTATGGAAATATTAGATATTTTTCATGACATTTATAATAAAGGTTTATATGATAAATTATTAGCTTGGAATGATGAAAGTCTTCATAATTTTATGCATAATAAATATGGATTTACAAAAACTTTACCATTATCTAATTTATCGCTCCTTTGTCAACACGATAAATATAATACAAATTCAAATATTTTAAAGTTTTTTTATACTTATTGGAATGGAAAAAGTCCAAATAATTTCGGTAATAGATGGGGATGGAATTATATTCCAGAAGATAAAAATCAAGTCTTATATTTTCACGAAAATAAAAATTTAAAAGATGCTGATGAAATGATAGAATTTATTAAAATGAAAATGAATGAAAGTTTTAATAATTCAAAATCATTTTTTATAAATAAATATAAAGTAATAAGTTTAGAACAAGATAGATCACATTCAGAACTAAATCAAAAATATGACGAATGTAGACTTTTTGAATATAGAGAATTACTAAATATAAATTCTGGTGATATTGTTCTCGATATAGGTGCCGATATAGGTTTTTTTGAAAGATATTCGTATCTAAAAATGAGTTCAAAAATTATATGTTTCGAATCAGATTTAGAAAAATTTGAATTATTAAGATTAAATTCTTATAAGAATACGATTCTTTTTAATTCAGATATATCAGATGAAGTTAATGAATATTCATATACCATAGATTATTTATTTAATGCTGGATTAATAGATAATATCGATTTTTTGAAAATAGATAATATGGGTAAAGAAGAAAAAATTATTAATGGTATTAACGAAACTAATTTATCAAAAATTAATAAAATATCAATAAAATGGTATAATTTTAATGATATGAATGACGAACAAAAAAATAATATTGTTCAGAACTATTTAAAAAGAGGATTTAATTGCTGGGTAAATTTAAATCCTGGTTTTGCTATGATATATTTTTATAAGCAGTAAAAATTAATATAAATTATAATGATTAAAAATAAAAGAATTTTTATAACTGGAGGTGCAGGTTATCTCGGAACAAATATTGTTAATAGATATTATGACAATAATGAAATAACAATCTATTCTAGAGATGAAGCTAAACATTACTATCTTAAAAAGAATTTCCCAAAAGTAAATTGTATTATTGGTGATGTTAGAAATTTTGATTTATTAAAAAGAGCATCTAAAAATCAAGATATTGGAATATTTGCTGCCTCTCTTAAACAAATTGGTGCAGTAGATCAAAATTATGAAGAATCCGTTAGAGTTATTATAGATGGTGCTATAAATTCTCGTAGATGTGCAGAAGAAAATGATATGGAGTCCGCCTGCTTTATTTCTTCTGATAAATCCAGAGCTGCTACGACACTTTATGGATCTATGAAATTTGTTGCTGGTGAATTATTTATAGTTAATTCAGAAAAAAGTTCTACTAGACTATCTTCGGCTATTTATGGTAATGTTTCTAATTCAACTGGAAGTGTTATACCATTAATTTGGGATAGTATTAAGAATAATTATTCATTAACATTGTATTCAGAAGAAATGACTAGATTTATGTTAGATGTTGATGATGCCATTGATGTTATAGAAAATGCACTAGGAGTAAATGGTTATAATGTTATACCTAATGCTAAAAGTTTTCTTATTAAGGATTTATTTGAAATTTTCAAAGAGAAATTCGAATTAAAATATACTCTTGGTGAACCTAGAATTTCTGAAAAAATTCATGAAATTATGATAGCAAAAGAAGAATTACCAAGAACATACTATTCAAAAGATAAAAATTGTTATTTTATGCATTATCTTGATATTCAAAAGAATAATATGGTTGGTAAATTTGTTGGTGATGAATTTTGTAGTCGAGATTTTACATATTCAAAAGAAGAGCTGAGCCAGATTTTATTAAAAAAAGATTTCTACAAAGTATGAAAGAATGCTTTCTAATCGGTGCGTATTGTCATACAGAAGAAAGATTGAATGAATTAAGGAGATGTCTAAGTAATTTAAAAAAACACAATTTACCAATTCTTATTAGTTCTCATTATACATTACCTGCAGAGATAATCAAAGAGGTTGATGGCTTCGTTTATGATCCTGATAATGAAATTTTATATCAAAAAGATTTTGCTAAATATCAAACAGGTTTTTGGTATTTTTATGAAGATAGTAACATTAGAATAGATAAAGCATTTGATTTTCATCACGATTATGCATTTTGGACTCAACTCAGAAATGGATTTGCTTTAGCTAAGGATAAAGGTTTTGATATGGTTTATTTTTTAGATTTTGATGTTGAATTGGATGATGAAACCTTTTCTGAAATCAGAGAAGGTTCAAAAAATTATGATTCTTGTTCTTATCCATTAGCAGATTTTATGTATTTAGTTGTTTTTTCTTGCAACCCGAATATTGGACTTAAAGTGACAGAAAGTATACCTACATTTTACGACTATTTTTATAATAAACCAGGTGAAACTAATGTTGAGAAAGTTTTTCATAGAGGCTTAATGGCAAATAAAGCTAAAATTAATTTAATTTCAAAAAAATTAACAGAAAAATCTAATTTTCAAAACTTTACATCGGCTTTAAACTATATAAATAATAATTATTTTATAGATAATAAGAGATTAGTCGCTGGTATTTTTCCTTGTTGTGATGAAAGTGATAATATTTATTTATTTTCAAATATTGTTGATAATTCAAATAATTTTACAATTTATATTGAATATAATGGATGTTTTATAAAAAGAGAGCAACTTCTTACACTATTAGGTAAAAATAAAAATAATAAATCTATAAATATATATGCTGATGGTAAACTTTTTTATACTAAAACTATTGAAAATACCGAGCAATTTAAATCAATGAATATATTAAAAATAAAAAATAAATTATGAAAATATTAATTTTAGGACACAATGGCTTATTAGGAAATATGGTATATTCATATTTCACTTCTAAGAATTATGATATAGTTACAACAGATTTAAGATGGCCTGATGAGGATTTTAAATCATTTGTTTCCGAACAAAAAGTTGATTATATCATTAACTGTATTGGTATGATACCTCAAAAAAAACCTAGTGATGATCTCTATAATTTAATAAATTATGAACTACCAATATGGCTTGATTCTCTCGGTGTTAAGATTATACATCCAGACACAGATGAACCATCAGATACACCTTATGGAGAATCCAAAGAGATGGCTAGACAATCTCTTTCAGATAACACTAAAATTATAAAATCATCTATTATAGGCTTTGAAAAAGAGGGAAGTTATTCTTTTCTAGAATGGTTTTTGAATTCAGAAGGAACAGTTAATGGATTCACAAATCAATATTGGAACGGAAATACGACTTTAGAGTGGTCTAAATGGTCAGAAAAAATAATGAAAAGTTGGGATCTCTATAATCATGTTACAATTTTATCAAATCCATACTGTCTATCCAAATATGAAATTTTAGAGAAGATTAAGCAAATATTCAATAAGGATATTGAAATTGTACCTGTAGAGTCTTCTATATCAAAAAATAATTGTATGCAAGGTGATTTTATGACTCCAAATTTAGTCATTCAATTAAAAGAAATGAAAAATTTCTATTCTAAATAAATAAAAAACTCTGATTAATCAGAGGTTTTTTTATTTTCTTCAATTTTATTTATTTTTGCTTTCCTGTCAAGTAATAATTTACTTTTTTTTGTTAATTCTATATCAGTATAATCCCTTCCACAGAGAGGACATTCTATTGCTATTGCTAACAACTTAACCAATAAGCTTTGATATTTGTTATCTCGAAAAGGTGGTTCAAAAATGCATCCGCAATGTTTACAAACGTATTCCATTATATATGACAATCTACAACTGTTAATAACGTATCTTCTGGCAATGATAATATAAGTTTATTAAATTCTTCTTTCCAATTTTCATTTTCATGTATAGAAATACCCCACCATCCCATTTCACCTTTTTCATACCATTCTCCTTCTTTTAATAATGCATATGTTGAAAAATCAGAATTTCTTTCAATATATGATTCTTTGGTATCATCTTTCTTCACATCATACATCCAATAAACATCATCATTATTATTAGCAATTTTTGCTTCAATTTCAACCCAATTTTTTTCTAGATTCTCTAGTTTTTCTTTTTTCATACCTTCAAAATCAATATCGCAAATTCTGGCACTATCTGCATAACCTATTTTAGCATTTTCTGTCATTAAACCAGGACGACCTACATAAACATCTTCAGGGTATTTAGGATTTTCTTTAATTTTGAGCATTCCCGTCCACCTACCACCTATTGAATACCAATCCCATTTTGAATTTGGATTTGTATATCTTCCCCACATTTCAGTTTCTCCGATAGTTTCCTTAATATATCCATGATATGAGTTTGCAAAATCATCTATGTTTTTATAATATAGATCAGGACTTTCATCTTTTACTCGCAAGAAATCCTTTTTCATTTCTTGTTGATTCATTTCTGAAATGAATTCTGCACGCGGATCATTACGCATTTCGTTCTGATTCATTGATTGTTCAAGTTCATAAAAAGCATCTAATTGCTCTTCAAAATTTTCACCAATAACTAAAACTGTAAAATGTGACATATTTTATGTATTTATTTTATATTATATATTTATTTTTTAAAGTAATTCATTCGCTAAGTTTGCTAAATCTGATCTTTCACCTTTTTCTAATGTTACGTGTGAATATAGTGAATGACCTTTTATTTTATCTATCATATGTGATAAACCATTACTTTGTGCATCAAGATAAGGTGTATCAATTTGTTGAATATCACCAGTAAATACCATTTTTGTACCTTCACCAGATCTTGTGATGATTGTTTTAATCTCATGTGGAGTTAAATTTTGTGACTCATCAATGATGAAAAAAACATTTGATATGCTTCTACCTCTTATGTACGAAAGTGGTGCAATGATAATTTTTTCATCCTTAATACATTCATTTATAAATTTAAATTCCTTGTCAGCTTCTCTAAATTGGCTTTGAATAAACTTGAGATTATCAAATAAAGGTTCCATAAACGGTTGAAGTTTACTATCCAAAGTACCAGGTAAAAATCCTGTATCACGATTACTTAATGGAACGATTGGTCTAGCAAGAAAAATTTGTTTGAAATTTCTTTTTTGATGAAGGGCACTAGCAAGTGCTAAAAGTGTTTTTCCTGTTCCTGCAACGCCCTGAAGTGAAACTAATCTAACATCATCATTTAATAAAGCATGCAGAGCAAATACTTGTTCGGAGTTTCTTGGTGTGATTTTATAACAAGTTTGTTTATCAATTTTTTCAACCTTTTGTGTTTTTGCATTGAAATATGCCAAAACCGAAGAAGAACTACCCTTGATGATTAAATAATGATTGTTTTCAGTATTTTTTAATGATATGTCTCCTGGAAGGCAGAATCCTTCTTTATAAATATTTGTAATAAGTGCATCATCTACACCTTCTATTGTTGATTTTCCTGTGAATAAATCTGAAGTATCTTTTATTTTACCTGTTAAATAATCCTCAGAATTAATATTTAACGATTTTGCTTTTAATCTTAGATTTATATCTTTTGTTACAAGTGTAATTTTTTTATTTGGTTCTTCATTTATTAAAGTGAGAGTGGCATTGAGTATATGATGATCTGGCTTATTATCTTGAAAAATTTTAATAGCATTAATCACAGGATTTGGATTTTCTGTCATAATAACTTTAAATCTACCCTTACTTTCATTTAAGGTTACCCAATTATTAAGAGTGCTCTTAAGTGCGATTTTATCTATACTTCTGATAAATTCTCTTGCTTCAAAATTAATAGTGTCATTTCCCTTTTTAAAATTATCTAATTCTTCAAATACCGTAATAGGTATTGCTACATCATTATCCTCAAAATTGAAAATTGCATTGTGATCATAAAGAATCACTGAGGTGTCTATTACAAAAATTTTATTACTTTTGGATTTAGTCATTATTATAAATTATTTTTTCGATTATATATTTGATATGTGTGGTCAAATTCATTTTTATCATCTTTAGACTTGAATTCTTCTGATACTAATTTCCATTCATTTTCGTTTATTTCCGGAAAAAATGTATCACCATCTATATTAACATGAACTTTAGTTAAGTATATAGAATCAGCATATTTTAAGAATTGTTTATAAACCATTCCACCTCCTATGATAAAGATGTCATTATCAGAATCTTCATGTTGTTTAGTAGAAGCAATAGCAATTTCTAAAGATTCTGGTACACTACGAACAGTAATTGCATCTTTTGCAATAAATTTAGGATCATCTGTTAAAACAATATTTACACGATTTGGTAAAGCGCCATTAGGTAAAGATTCAAAAGTCTTTTGACCCATTATAACAGTATTCCAAGAGGTTAATTCTTTGAATCTTTTAAGATCATTACTTAATTTCCATAATAACTTGTTATTCTTACCTATGACCCAGTTTTCGGATACGGAAACTATTATGTTTATCTTCATTCTTATAAATTTTTATTATACATATAAAATATGGTAATTAAAGTTTAAATAAAAAATGTGGATATCTTTATCCACATTTTTTTTATTTTAAAGTTATTGTCGGTGGGTTGTTTCTTTTATGATTGTTTATAACAATTCTTTTTTCAATTTCATCAATCACATTATCTTCAAAGCTAATTTTAGCTTGTTTGGCTCTAAATTTCATATTCTCTCCATGATTCTTATATCGATTAATATTGAAATGATCAGTAAGTCCTTCACGAAATTCCAAATATTTATCAATTTCTTTATAAGTAATACCGATTTCACTTTCATCTGTCTGTCCATCAAATAATCCAGCTGATGGAGCACGATTGATAATTTCTTCAGGAATATCACATAATTCTCTTGCGATTTCATAAACTTCATATTTAAATAAATCAGCAATTGGCTCAACATCAACACCAGCACCACCATCACCTGCTTTTGTGTAATATCCTAAGTATTCTTCTGTTTTATTGGTCGTTCCAAGAACAAGACAATGATTTGCTTCTGCATATGCACGAATGGCTGTCATTCTAAGTCTTGCCTTAATATTAGAAAGAACTAATTTACCTTCAACTGATGTGACATTTTTGATATTTTTGAATAGATCTTCAGCAGGTATATCTAACCTGACTGTTACAGTTTTAATATCAAGATCATTAGCTAGTTCAGTTGCTAATTTTACATCTTCAGTTCTATCTCTTTCACCGGTGATTGTACATGGTAGAAGAATTCCAAGTACTTTTTCTTTACCAACAGCTCTAACAGCAAGTGAAGCAGAAACTGCGGAATCAATTCCACCACTAAGTCCTATTACATAGCCATCAAAGCCTTTTTCAGTGGCAAATTCAGATAACCATGTTGAGATTTTGTCTATTTTTGTCATATAGTTTTTATTTGATACAAATATAAGAAAATTTTATTAAATAAAAAAACGATATTTTTTATTTAATATATAGATAAAATAATTTTAAGTTATTAAAATTAATATATAGAAGAAAAAATAATTTTTAAAAAATGGCAAAAAATATTTTAAGTTTAGATGATTTCAAAAGTAAGAAATCCGTTAAGGAATCAGTTGTTGAACCAGTTAACGAAATGGTAGAAGCTATTGATGATTTCTATAGAGTTAGTTTAGATGTTGATCTTCCTAAATCATTAATTAGTTCGTTTATCAAAAAAGTTAAAGAAACTACTGGTAAAGATCTTAGAGCTGAAATGGGTGAAAAAAGATTAGCTGAGAGATTAGTTCAATGGGCAAATGAAAATTATATTAATATAGAAAATCTACCTGTTGAAATTGTTACTGGTTCTGACAAAGCACCTGTACAGGCACAAGCTCAGGCTCAGGCTCAGGCTCAGGTTCAGGCACAAGCTCAACCACAAGAAGAATTACAAGATGAAACTCAGGTTCAGGCTCAACCACAAGCACAATCTCAACCTATTCAGAACACTGAAGCACAAAAACCAGCAGTTCATGTTCAAGGTCAAGAGCAAGCACAAACAGCTGCAGCACAAGTACCTGCACAGGAAATTTAATTATGTTATTAAATAATCAAAAAATCCGAATTTATTTCGGATTTTTTGTTTTAAAAACGACTTTTAATTATTAATATATACTAAAAATAAATTAGGCACATGTCTCTTAGAAAGTATAGTGATTTTGAAAAAACATCTGAAGTTAATAGTGGTCCTATTAAAGAAGATGTATTATTGAGTCCGAACGATAAATCTAATATTGGTATTGAAATATTAGAAGATAGAATTATTAAGTTTAACAACTTTAATCTCAAAGATATTTTAGAAACCTTAAAAAATAAATATTCTGAAACTGATTATTATTTTAGAAGTAAAGATAATGAATTGCACGTTGTTAAGTATAATGAAAAATTAAGTATTAATATTAACGATTTTGTTAATTCTTTATTGAAGTTTTATTCTACTAAGCCTGGCATTAAGAATATTACAGATGGAATTAAGGTTAAAGGAAATGGTAATTTTTGTATTATTGAAAACCTTAAATCTGTTTATAGTGAGAGACTTATAGATGATTTGACAAAATTATTATCAAAAAAAAAGGATGATTTTAGATAAAAAAATAGAAGTTACTATAATTAATCATAACATTCAACATTATAAAGATTTAGGTTTTGACGTTAAATGTAAAGATAAAATTTTTGTTAAACCGCAAGAATTAACTTCTGGGTCTCATTGTAAAGTTAATTGTTCATGTGACGAATGTGGATATGAGACATTTATTAAATATCAGGATTATTTGAAGGCTTTTAACAAGAATCAGAAATATACTTGTGAAAAATGTAGACAGATTGAATTTTCAAATTTTAATAATACTAAAAAGCAATTGATGAAAACAAATAGAATAACTGCAGTTAAAAAAAAATATGGTGTTGATAATATGTTTCAAGTTGAATTTGTGAAAGAAAAAATGAAAGAAACATTTATAAAAAAATATGGTGTCGAGCATCCGTCACAAAATGAAGTTGTAAAAGAAAGATTAAAGCAAAATAGAATAAAAAATGGTACTCAAGTATCAGACGATAATCTATCTGATTATGAAAAATATAGAAAAAAAGTTAGTTACTATACACGTAAATATAAAAAGGAACTTTATAATAATTGGAATGGTTTAGATTATTATGATAATGAATTAATTATTGAGAATAGAAAATATAATTTTAATGATGAGAGATATTTAACAATTGATCATAAGATTTCAGTAAAAAAAGGTTTTGAAAATAATATAGAACCAATCGTTATTGGTAATATAAACAATTTGTGTATAACAAAAAGATGTAATAATTCATCTAAAGGAAGTTTATATGATATACCAAAAAGATTAAAAAATTAAAAACATATTATGATAATAAATTTTAAATTATTTGAATCCGCACCTAGAATACCTAAAAGTGAGGAATACTGGAAAAAGAAAGGAAAATCCGGCAAAAATATATGTCTTATATTTCACGATGATATGGATGGTATAGTTTCTGCTATTATAATGAAGAATTATTTAATAAATCAAGGATTTAAAATTAAACAATATGGTATTATAAATTATCAAGAAGGATGGCAAGCATTTAGTATTAATCCCGAATTAATAACAATTGCTTTGGATTTTGCTAATGATATACCTGGTGTTGATGTATATGTAGATCATCACGGAAAATTTTCTGAAGAATTAAAATTAACTCAAAAAAGAGCAAGTGTAAAAACTGAGACAGGTTCGGCTGCCGAAGGTATTGCTCAACAAATAGGCGTACCATTTTCAAAAGAAACAAAAGATTGGATTGATATGATAGATTCAGCAAAATATAGTGAATATGATGTTGATATTAGAAGTATTCTTGATTTTGATTTGTCAACCATAGCAAAAAGTGAAAATGCAAAACTCAATTTTGCTGCTGCTATGAATCAATTAATAAAAAGAAGTGATGATAGAACTTTCATTGAAGTAGTGAATGCATGTAATCAACCTTCAATTTATAATATCTATAGACTATTTAAATTATTTTATCCTAAAAACAATCCAGATACAAAAGGAGAAGAGCCAGAATTTGTTTCATCTGGACGAGAAAGATTACGTCAGATGGAATTAAGAACTAAGGGTAGAGGTTTTGAAGAACAAGGCTTTGATAAAAAAGGTAATAAGATTAGATATACCGACCAACTAGATTTTTGGCGTGATTTTGCTAAAAAATTACCTTATACTGATGTGGATCCTGATGGTTATGCGATTGAAACCGGTAAGGTGAAATTTCAATTAAAACCAGGTGTATATCAAATTATTGGAAATCTAATGTATGTTCCTTCTGGTACATGGTCTAATGCACTTAGAGCAAAAGCACTATTTCATCAGGATCTTGATAATGGTATTGTACCTGATGATCCTAAATTAAATTTTGTCTTATTACAATATGGAAACACTTTACAAATTGCTGATTTAAGAACAAAAATTAAAAGTATGAAAGAAGAAGATTTACCTAAGGATAAAAATGGTAATCCAATTGATGATTTAAGCAAATATTGTGAATCTTTACTTAAAAATTTTCAAGTTTATTTGGGATATAAAGACGATAGAACTGTTTCAGGTGGACATTATGGTATTGGAACGATATCAAATATCTTTGGAAAATGTAAAAGAAGTCCATATCAGGGTGTTAAATATTTAGATATGTTTAAAAATAAAATTATTAATGATATATCTGGTGTTAAATGGAGTATAACGATGCCTTGGAATGAAGAGGAAGAAAGAAGAAGAACAGTTAAACCTGAAGATATTAATAAAAAACTTATGGATATAGATAGACTTCGTAGTGAAGAAGAAGCGAAAACTGAAAAAAATGAAAAAGAAATATTAAATTATTTAATATCTAACGATATAGAAGAAAGAGAATATATTAAAAAATTTAAGAATCCTGTAATGAGAAAAATTTACGATATCTGGTTAGAAACTCACTTTAATGAAATTGAAAATGGATCTATTAATTCTAGAAACCTGGGTTCATTGCGTTTCAATGCAGATGGTAAAAATCGTTTAGAAGAAAGTGAATTATTTCAAAGGGTAGTTGAAAAATTTGGTTTTGATGATCTTTATGTTCAACAAGAGGCTGGAAAACCAAAAGTAGATCCAACTCTTAATCAAAGAAGACAGAGAAATGAACTTAAACGAACTTTTAGACTTATGTTTGACATTTACGAAGATAAATATCTAAGTAAAGATAGTGAACAGAAGTTTATGAAATGGCTTAAAAATTAAATACATTAATCATAAAAAAGAGCCGAAAGGCTCTTTTTTATTTTCTTTTATCTTGAAGAATTTTATCAATAGATTTATTAATATCTCTATCCGTAATTCTCATGTCTCTAAATTTAGTTTTATCCTCATGCTCTCCTGTATTTATCTCTTTCAGTTCACCTTTTAATTCTCTAAAAAATTCTTTCATATTTTTTTGAAGTTTGTACAGAGCCTCAATACCTTCTTTCATTTCTCTTTGAAATAGTGATACAGCTGTATATAAATCAGCATTTACACTACCATTATCAATTTGTCTCATTAAATTAATTAAACCTCTTTTAGAGCAGGAAATAGAAAATTTTAAATCAGAAAGAGCTAACGCATCATTTGTGATAATATTATTTATATTTTTGTTTTTCATAGTTTCTTCATCTAAATATAAATTAGCAAGACACTCTAATGTTTCTTTAGATTCATCTCGTATTGTTTCTAAATCTCTCTCATAATCATGCATCTCAATACTCATATTAAGATCCACTCC